GGAGGCATTGTGTTGTGCGCCGCGCCGCTGCCCGCGTTGTTGGTGGTCGAGAGGCCGGTGCCGCTGGCGTTGACCCCAACCGCTGGCTGTTGCGTGTCGACGAAAACCGGGGGCTGCTGCGTGTCGATATGGACCGGCGGTTGCGCGGTCGAGGTCGTCGGCGAGCCATGAAGAGAAAAAGACGCGCCGCCGTTGGTCAGGCCGGAGCCGCTGCCGATGACCGTGTTATCGGGAACCGTATGGGCGTGCGGGTCTTGGCTGGCGTTGTGGGTGTGCGCCCCCTGGCTGGCGTTGTGGCTGTGCGCGTTTTGCTGGGCGGTGTGCGAATGGGCGACATCGGTAATCGGATGCGCGTGCGCCGCCAATTCAGCGACAGTGAGAACGTGCGTCGCCTCGCCACCGGTCGAGGCGAGGGCGTTCGTGGCGCTGGCGCCGAGCGGGAAGAAGTTGGCGAGCGGAGGCAGGTTGAAGTTCGCGCCGCTGCCGCCGTACTTGTAGCCGATGACGGCGAAGAGCTTGTCGTAGGGGGCCGCCGTCGAGAGCGATGAGCCGTCGCAGATCAACCAGTTGGCTGGCGGCGTCGCGGTGAACCACAGCGCGCCGGAGCCGATCTCAACACCCCGCCCCGCGTTGACGAACACCTGGGCGTCGACCTTCTGCGTCGTCGCGTTGAGCGTAGCGCCCCAAGTGTTGGCCGACGCGCCGGGGTCCGGCATCGTCCAGCCATAGTTTGGAGTGGTTGTCTCGGCCACGCGCCTATCTCCCCAAATCTGCTTCCAGCGCGCTCAACCGTTCGTCGATGTCCTGCACCTGGGCGTTGACTTCGTGGATGTCGGGCGGCGGCGGCTCTTCCATCGGCGGCGTCGGAATTGCGGGCGGCGGGTTCGGCGCGTTGCCCTCGTCGAGCCACGCCAGATAGTCCTGATAATCGACGTTGTCGGGATCAAACGGGATGAACGCGCCATCCTCGTCGCGCTGGATCATGCCGTCGTGGGCTTGACCCTGCATATGATCCCAGACTTGCGTATAGGTCATGATCAAAGCTCCGCAGCCAAAGTAATGTAGGTTGATGTTCCGCTGGTGTACCAACTCATCTGACCAGCAGCATTTGATAACAACTGTATGCCAAGTGTTTGTAAGCCGCCAGTCAAAGTAACTGACCCTATAGGTCCACCTGTACTAAAAGTCCCAACAACAGTCGCGGTCGGCGCAGCGCGCATGGCATTAATGCCAATCGTGCACGCTACTGGCGCTGATGTATTTGGAGCATATCCTGAAACCTGTATGTCCGCGATATTTCCGCCCCCACCGAGTTTCTGATAATACCTCTGACAATCAGCCAAGCTCTTCGCCAGCGACTGCCGATTGTAGGGCGTTGCTACGGAGCCGATCTCCAGCTTGACGCCGGTTAGGTAGAAGGTCGCGGCATTAGTGGCGACGACATTGGCTGCGCCAGTCGCGCCGACATAATTACCCGTCGCCCATGCTCCTGCGGAAGCGCGAAAATTCGCCCCGCAACCCAAATCGAAACTGAGAAGAGCCCCTCCACTATTTCCACTCAGCGCCCATGTTCCAGCGGTATCGCCAGGGATAGTGACGGCGACCTTCGTCCAAGTGTTCGCTGCCGGAAGAGAGAAAGTGAATGGATAAGAGCGCGTCGTACCTCCAATATTCTGAAGCGAGCCGCTAAAGGTTCCGGTTACGCTGGATTGCGCCCAAAACGACAGGGTGATCGATTGTGCAGACGCGCCACCAAAAGCGAAATCACTGATCATGTCGGCTTCAATGACTTGCTGAATAAGGAAAAAATCAGCCGCTACAGGCGGATGCGCTGACGCCGACCGGAACCCTAGAGAATATGGAAATTGTGGGTGGGGAGCAGCGGTCGTCCTTTGCCAAACAAATTGGCTCGCAACGCTTCCATTGTAGACCCAGCGATCGATCGTATAGCCGTTCGCCGTCCCGCTCGCGCCGTTCCAACGCTGGTCGATACGCATGTCGCCGTTGATGATGCGGTTGTCGTTCATCGCCGGGACGAACCCCGCCAACGGCACGTAAGCGACGGAAAGGCCGCTCGCGGCCCACTTGACCCCATCCCAAACCCAAGTCACGCCCGTAGCGGTGAATTGCTGACCGACAGTGGGGCTGGCGGGAAAGTCGATCATAGCTCCGCGCTCGCAGTCCAATTTACCTGATATTGAGAATTTCCAACAGACACCCCCGCAGCATCAACATAGAAACTGGTTAGATTAATTCCACTAACAACAAAAGGTCCGAGATTTGCTACATTACTATATGTTGGCGTTATAGTTGGAGTTCCGCGCATTTGTACCATATATCCAATATTGGTAAAAAGATGCTGACTGGGATTGATATACCCAGCGTCAACAGTTTGCCCGACTTGATAATACCTCTGGCAATCCGCCAAAGTCTTAGCCAGCGACTGCCGGTTGAACGGCGTTGCTACGGAGCCGATTTCGAGCTTGACGCCGGTCACATAGAAGCCCGCGCCGTTCGTTCCGACAATGCTAATCGCGCCAGTCACACCGATATAATTGGCCGACACCCATGCCCCTGCTGGGCCTCGCAGGGTTGTCCCGCATCCAAGATCAAACCGAACGTACATCGAGCCCACATTGCCGCTCATTACCCATGTCCCAGCGGCATCACCGGGAATAGTGACGACTACTTTCGTCCAAATGTTCGCGGCTGGAAGCGAAAACGTAAATGGATAAGAGCGCGTACCGGCAAGATTACAAATCGACCCGCTGAACGTGCCGGTTAGGACGGTTGTGTCCGCCCAAAACGACAACGTGACAGGTTGAGCCGAGCTGGTTCCCCAAGCAAAATCGCTCACCATGTCGGCTTCGATGGCTTGCGAGAATTGAAAATTATCGGCGGCGAGAACCGCATACGCCGACGATGACGCAAAGCCCAGACAATAGGGAAACGCAGACAATCCCGCGCCAGGGGTCGTGCGCTGCCATGTTCCCTTGCTCGCTTGGCTACCCGTATACTGCCAACGATCACAAGTGTACCCAAACGCTGAGCCAGCCGCACCGTTGTTGCGCTGATCGATCCGCATGTCGCCGTTGATGATGCGGTTGTCGCCCATCGGAATGAGCGCGGTCGAAATCGTACCGTCCGCCGCCGCCTTGATCGACGTCCCATCGACCTTGACCGAGCCCAAGACCGTGGTCGAAGCGGGCGGCGGAAGGCTCGCGGCGTTGGTCGTCGGCACCCATTGCGAGGTGTTGGGGTCCGAATACCAGACGTACAATTGGCCGCCGACGCTGTCCCACCACAGCGCGCCAACCGCAGGGTTCGCGGGAGCCGTGTCGCCGATGGTGACCGGCGGCCCGCTGGCGACCGTTCCCCAGGACAAGACGCCCGCGCCATTGGTTGTCAGCGCCTGCCCGGCCGCGCCGCCGGGGAGGTAGAAATTGCCGACGCTGTTGAGCGCAAACAGGCCGTTGACCGCCCCGCCAGCGTTCATGGTGACGCCGCCGTTGAAGATCGCGGAGCCGTCCGCCCGCGCGATGGTCAGCCAATTGCCGAGGAACGAGCCGGTCACGCTGTAGCCAGCGAGAGAGAAGTTCGCCCCAGCGTTGTTCGCGCCTTCAGCGGTCCCGTCGCCCAGCGTCAGCCCCCAGCGGGCGATGTTGGCCGCCATGCCCAAAATGGTCCGCTGACTGCCGCCGGTCACAGGAGCGTTGAGGACAAAACTGTTGGAGCCTTGCACGGTGAGGACTTGATTGACCGTGAGGTTGCCGCTGATCGTGCCGCCGGTGGTCGCGAGGACCGTCGCCCAGGCGTTGTTAACCCGGCCATAGGCATTGCCATCCGCCGCCGCGTCGGTCTGGATCGCGTCCAGCTGCCAAGTCGAATTGAAGCGGCCAAACCGCTGAGAAGTGTTAGGCGCTTCTGGAATGTAGGCTTGCGGCAATCGCTCCCACGTCGCCATGTAGCGGGCGTAGGGGTAACTATCCATCGGCGCTTCTTCGACGCCGCCCGGTCCATCCGGTCCTTGCGGCCCAGGCGGCCCCGCCGGTCCCGTGGGCCCTGGCGCCCCTTGCGGCCCTTGCGGCCCTGGCGGGCCGGTCACGCCGTCCTCGACGGTCCTGAGCTGGGCGTCGATCCCGTCGAAGTTGACGTTGAGCTTGTCGCCCCAGGTGTCGTCGCTGGCGCCGATATCGGGCTTCGTCCATCCATAGTTGGCGGTGAAGGTGTCAGCCACGGCGACGCCTCCACGGCATCGGCGCAAGCGGGGCCTGGGCGCTGAACGGCGCGCAGACCATCGCCTCGCCCCAGACGCCGCCGCCGACGATGGCGCAGCGCCCGTAAGGCCCCAGGCCATATTCCCCGACGCCATAAGGGCGGCGGCAGACGGTCAGACCCTTCCAGTCCGCGTCACCCAGGCATGGGCCCGGCGGCCAGGGCGTGAGCGGCGGCAGGACCTCGGTCCAGCCCGCATCGTCGCCACAGGGGTCAGGGGTCCACGGCGCGTTCACTATCCGAAACTCCGATGGCGTGGCCGGGTGACGCGCGAGCCGCTCGCCTTCGCGCCGAGATGGGCGGCGTTGAGCTTCTGGATCATGTCCTCGGCGAGCTGCTTGGAGTTCGCCGCGCTCTGCTCCTCGCCGACGGCGTGCAACTTCGAATGCATCAACGCCGCGTTGAGATAGAGGTCGGGATATTTGGTGTAGATCCAGCTCTGCTGGGTGTCGGAAAAGACCGGAACCTCGCCATAGTAGGCGAGCTTGTATTCGGTGCCGTCGATGGGTTCGGGCGTGCCGCCGAAGTACATCGTCGCGCCGACCAGCGTGTAGTACATCCAGGTGTGGGTGTCGCGCT